GGATCCATAAGTTAATTCTGAACCTGTTGTAAAATTAAAACCTGGTGCACCATCGTTTGTTTGAAATACAAAATCTTCTACAAGGGAACCTAATGATTTAACTGTACCATCAAATACAAAAAAACCTCCTGAATCTGACATCCAATAGACAGCACCATTTGCATAAACAATTGAATGTTGACCAATACATCCACAATTTGAACCTACTTGTCTTATGCTAAATGTAAATGGTGGTCCTACAAACTGCATTAAATAAGCAGATGTATCAGTAAGTATTAATATATAGTCTTTTGCTTTTGCAGCACCTACAATTTTAGTACCACTATCAATTCTAAAAGATCCTGCAGTATTCGTAGAAGTTGCCGTGTAGTCAGTTAAAGATTCTTGATCCGAGAACCTTATAAACATTTTATCTTGTGTAGTTGGTGATCCAATAGTTGTTTCTGTTCCCAATACAATTAAGTGTCTATCCCTATCAGAGACCATTGTCATAACTGATTTAGTTGGAGCATTACTTAAAATACTAGCTCTTGTTGTAATTCCACTTCCTGATTGCGGATCCCAAGAAAAAGTTTCACCATTTTTAATAGTTGCAATTAACAATTCACCATAATTATCTAATGACCATGAACCAGGATCTAAAACTACGTTTGAAGAAGTTCTTGCAGTTCCCCACGTGGATGCTGACCAAGAACCTGTTCCCCATCCATAGCCAAATGCTTGAAACAAAGGACCGACTTTGTAATAGGGTAGTGTATCTAAAGTTCCATCGTTGGTAGCTCCCGTTCCAGTTTCAGCAGAAGCCATTTTAATGGTAAATGTAGTTGTAGTTGCTACTCCTTGAACTTCAAATAAAACATCATCAAAGTCAGTAGCTGTATAACTTGTTTGTCCTCCAGTGAAAGATCCAGCATTTTCAAAAGTAAGTATATCTCCCACTTCTAAATTATGTGCCCCTGGTGAGGTAATAGTAACAATATCTGATCCATTTGTAGTTGTAATGTCACATCCAGTTTCTGACAAACTAGTATTAATAGGTGTGATATCAAAATAATCATCACCATTATAAATATATAAAATTTTGTTTGTTCCAAACGCAATATATTTTCTTCCATCTAGATCAGCCCAACTATGTGAATTTCTTACAGCTCCGACAAGTCTTTTGTTGATTATCTCCTGCCATCCGCCTACTTTTTCAGGCATACCATATCTAAATCTAACAAAGTCACCATCAACCCATTGGTTTTCAGCCCCTGAGTCTGATGCTTGTTTGTTAAATCCTGGTGCAAACTGTACTTTTGTTAATGGCATATCTGGATTATACACCATATACCTATATCTATAAAGATTAGGCTTTTTATTATTTTGATAGTATTATATTATAGTATTTATTTAAGAAATTTACTACCTAAAATCATATTTTTAAAATTAATTTTTAAATATTCCATTCCATTGTAGTCTCTAGTATTAATTTTCTTATCTTTAAATACAATTTTAAAATCTTTATTACTTTCAAAATGAAGCATACACAAAGGAGTCCCTTGTTTTATTGTAATACGAAAAGTATTTTTTTTAATGGGTAAAAATAAATTTAATTCTAATGGATTTTTAGCATTTAAAATACCTGGTATAATTTCAAAATCATTCATAGACCACCAAGGATTAGTTATAATAATAGGGTCTTTAGATTTAATAAATATACCAAGTATAAATTTAGATATTATTTTGTAAATATCTTTATTAACCCATTTTAAAAACTGTTCCTGAGAATGAATCTGTAGATTTTGTTCATTAGAATAACTCCCTGAACCAAATTCACACCAAATTCTATTATCTTTTGTTATTTCTAATGATATGTCAAAAGGAGATTTAAAAACAATACTACGTCTAAAAAAATTAATAAAACCACTACAAGTTCTTATGTTAAAATTTTTACCAATTCTAAAGGGATAGGTTTTTGGAATGTTTCTAAAATAATCAGGTAAATTATTGGGGTAAGTACAAAAAAATTGTTTTAAAAAATTTATGGGTATTCGATTACTCCAAATTTCTACTTTATTTTTAAATAACATAGTTATCTTCTAAATTTAGAAACTAATCCAAGATGTGGTCTACCATCATATATATTTTTATCACCTTGCGTATCAACATTATTATAATGTAAAAAAACTTGTCCACAATTTTCACCTTTAAATTCTTCTCTCCAATGTTCCAAGACGCAACCAGAATAAATTAACATATCTCCAGGTTCTAAATCGACTTTTATTCCTTTAGCATTACTGGCTGTAGTTATTCCTTTTTCTCCTCCATCACTTTCTGGTATACCTACATTTTCATCTGGACTTAAATAAATTGGCCAAGGATTACCACCAAGATTAAGTGTTGTAGATATTTCACAAGAAGTTCTATCCTTATGTCTTTTTAAGATATCTCCTTTTTTATATATTCGAGCATAAGCATAAGTAGGAATTAAATTTAATTCTGTTTTTTCTTTCATTAATGGAAGTAATTTTTCTAACAAAGTTTCCATTGCAATATCACCATAATGAGAATAGGTTTCAGGTACTTGCTTATCATTCCATACACCAAAGTATTCAGTGAAAGGTGATATAAATTTTAAATCAAAATAAGTTCTTGCAACTTTTCTTTTTAATAAAAAATAATTATATACAAAATCAGATAACTCTTTTGATATAGCTGATTTTACTATTGTGTATTTTTTTTCTTTAAACATTATTTTCTCCTTTCAATATATGTTTGGGGTAAGCTCTACAATTCCAATGTATAAATCTAAATGATTCTAAACCTCTGTCAACAAGAAAACTATGAGGCATATAAGATGGAAAAAATATCATAAGACCCGGTTTAATTGAACAATTAAAAGTAGAGGTAGCTGTACTTAATTTATTTACATCTTTTTCCGGTAATAAGTTCATAACATTTCCTGGTCTTGGATCATGAAAAAGTGGTCTAGAAGTTTTATCACTACACTTTAAAAAATAAAAACCAGACATGTGACCATTCCAATGAGTATGAGTTTCATGATGACCTCCTCCTTCTTTTGAAAATTCTTGTACCCAAAGTTCAGAACATAAAACTTTATAAGTTTTCAAATCGTAACCCATACCTTCTAGTATATTAAAAGAAGTGTTATTTATATATTCTATTAATGGATTAAAATTTTTGTCATTAATTAATGAAATAGAATGATAAACATCTCCTATTTTATTTTCAGTAAAATTTAATTTTTTCTTTTTTTCTTCAATTAATTTTTTAGCATTTTCAATATATGACTCAGAATAATTATTTAAATCATCTAACATTTCTGGTGCTTCCGCAACAAAAATAGGTGAAGGAAAATAATTTTCTTGTTTAAAAGTTTCTGGAAATTTTTTCATTATATAAAAGGCCTTCCTAAACTCCACATAACTAAAGAGTATCTTGTGCCTTCAGTTACAGGTTTAACTCTATGCCAAACAAAAGATGGAAAGACTACTATAGATCCTTTTTGCCTTACTTCTTTACATTCTATTGATGGATTTGGATCATCTTCGGATCTCGGTTGAAATTCAAATTCTCCACCTTTATAATCTTTTTCGTCTGATAAACAAACAGTCATTGATAATTTTCTAATTTTTCCCCTAAAGTTAAGATTATTATGATCATTAGCATAAGGTTCATAAAAACTATCACAGTGCCAACCATAATACTGATTTAATTCATATTTTGTAAACTGACATTGTTCAGAAAAATCCCATTGAAAATTCCAACCTGCATTTTGATTGGCTATATTTATATATGGATGAAGTTCTTTATAAATCCATTTTTCATCTAACCACACTATATTTGAATCTCTTTTATTTTTTTTTAAATTTAAAAGTTCTTCTTCTTTTATAGTATCTTGTTTATAAGATCCTGTTAAAGCTGGTAGTTCTTTTTGTGACTCTCCATATTTAATTACATCATCACAAAATCTTTATGGTAATACTTTAGGAAAATACCAATAATTATATTTTAAATTCATTTATATAGTTATTAAATTTGTGTTAAAAGAAATAATTATTTTTTCTAAATCTGATTTATTAACAGGTGAAGAATGCCATAAATAACCAGGAAAACTTATAATTTGACCTTCTTTAACATCAAATTCTACAGAACGTTCTTTTGGTCCTTTTATTTTAGTTTTAAGATTATTGTTTGGTAAATTTAAATACATTACATTTGTAAAATTACTATCATGTGTATGATAAGAATGATAATTATCTTTTTTATAAACTTGAAACCACATATTTATTATATTAATTTTTAAATTACAAGATTTTACATCTAGAAATTTATTAAAATCTAAGATAAAATTATTTAATATTTCATTAGACTTTAAATAATTTATATACTCTCTATGTATATTTTTAGGTAAATTCCAATCTGTGTGAAAGATATTGTGATAAGGACTTTTTGATAAAGAATTATGCGGTATTTTATAGATTAATTCTATTATTTTTTCTTTATGTAAGTGAAAATCTTTGATTGTGTGTACAAATAAATCATTCATCAAAAAACTTTCTAACTTTATAAATACACTATTATAAATAAATGTCTAGTTTATGATGTCCAATTTCCTGCTTTTTTATTTTCATACTGTTCTTGTAATGTCCACACACCGGATGCTTTTACAAAATTAGGTTCTTTAACAATAACTATACCATCACCGCCTGGTACATTGCTACCCATAGCACCACCACCACCGTGACCATCTAAACCAACTCTACCGTCTCCCGTTCCTGGAATAAACATACTTCCGCCTCCACCAGTTCCACCTGGATTAGTAGGACTATCACTAGGTGGACTTAAACCAGCTCCACCACCACCAAATACATGACCATCTCCTTGATAATTTGCTGGATAAGTTGGGTAATGAGGTTGAGGATAAGTACCAAATATAGGAGAAACATCTTTTCCATTACCGCCAAAACTTTTTGTACCAAAACTTCCTGCGTTACCTCCAGATTGACACGCACCGCCTCCGCCGCCGTTAGCTGAGTAAGTTGCAGCATCTCCAGCTGAACTTCCTGAAGGACTTCCTTCTGGTGGAGAATAACCTCCAACATTTCCAGATCCTCCTGAATTATTACGATAACTTCCACCTGCTCCACCAGCAGATCCACCAGGACCACCTGGAACTCCTCCTGGTTGATTATTATAACCAGTAAGACCACCTCCAGATGCAGCTATAGGTGAGGGTGCTCCAAAATTACTAGGGCTTCCAGCACTACTAGAAACGCAAGGCCATGAAGGACTACCTGATCCTCCACTTCCTACAGTTACAGGTATTGGACTTGCTGGAATAGGGTGAGATGAAATTAATCTAACTCCTCCAGCTCCCCCGCCGCCACCAGATCCTCCGCCACCTCCAGCAACTACAAGTACATCAACTGAAGTACAAACAGGATCAAAAGTTCCTGGAGCAGTAAAACTCGTATATCTTCCTAATTCAACAGGATTATCTGGACCTATAATTCCACCGTTTGCCATTATTGCCAATCTCCTTCTATTCCATTTTCAACCCATACTAAAGAATTTGAATCCCATGTAAAATATCTTGATGCTTTTGCACCAATCCATTGTTGAGTTGACTCTTTCCATTTATACCAAAAAATTTCTGTATTTGCATCAAAAGTTTTTG